AAGAAAGAAGTACAGATGTTTAAGTTTCAACATGCTGTCGCGTTTGCCAAAACTATCCTTGATGAAGGTGTATACGATGCAGATGTAAAACTTCTTGCAGATCTCTACCTTCCTAAAGAATAGTAAACTGTATCAAATGTTACAAGTTGACAAGCATAGATAGTATTGGTATAATTACCATACGTTCATCTTATGCTCAGCATCCTGCTGGCATTGACCCTTGCCCATCATGATGACGGCAACCCTTATGGGTGGCACATGACTTGTGAAAGGTTCCTCCAACGTCGAGTAGAGATCCAAGCAGATCCGCACCTAGACCTACGGTCGAAGTTGAATCTAATTGGGTATCTCAAGACAAAGGTGGAAGGTCAATGCGACGGGTTGTATACATAAGACGCAAGTAAGTCGCGGAACGGAGCGTTCATCCCATGATAGAATTACTGCTATCTACCACGATGTCATGTGCAGATGCTGATGTTATAATGCTACGCATTCAGAAGCATGAGGATCTAAAAGCAGAGTGGAAGTTAGAATTGGTCGAGACCATCAAGGACTACGTGCCACAATGTGATTTCTATTGGGACGCAAACGACTGAAGGAACGGGAGATTTAACACTCACCCATCCTTTAGGAGACCTACAATGAACACCCTAACTCTCATCAAAAAGCAAATCCAGAAAGCTAACGCACTTCACGATGCACAAATCATGCACACTACCTATCGTGGTGTAAAATTTGAGTGCAAGCAAGGCGAAGTTGATGAAGTCCATGGTACATTCTGCTATCGCGGACACACTTATCAGAAGTGATATGGAACACTATGTCTATCATTATGATGACATGGATAAAGACAGCAGACCACCTAGTTGTTACCAACTCAAATATAGAGGAGTAACATACTGGTCCTGCTATCGGATGCACTTACACGAATATTTTGAGTCTCTACTCAAAGTAGAACCAAGTAACAGGAGGGGTTGATCCCCTCCTTTTTTTATGGTATACTGACAACATCTGTTATCTAAATATGGATAGAGAAAAACTTAAACTCATCGTCAAGAACCTCAAGTCTCTGACTAATGCGTTGGAGAGTGAGGTTTATTCTGACACTGATGCTTACAAGATTCAGTTACAGCAAGGTGGACCACACTTTGGTTTCAATTATAATGATGGAGACGATGACGGATACCCAGACTGATTGGCGTTACAGTGATGAACGCATGGAGTATAGACAGGCAGCACTTAAGGTTCTGCTTGCTAAATTTGGACACCAATTAGAAGGTGGTGTGCCAGTGTATTCTTCGCAGTCGATTTATGAGTGCGCCCACGATTGGGTATCCCAAGGAAACGTAAGACCCGATGGCATTGTTGCCTATTACAAAGCGTACTATGACCCGACTAAAAGACCAGATAAGATTAGCAAAGAAAGCAATTAAAGAAGCAAGGAAAAAACCTAATCTTTATACCGAAGAAGAACTTGCCTACATGGCAATTCAACTAGGTCGTGCTAAAATAGCACTGAAAGAAAAACAACTACGACGCAAACAGGAGAAAGGATTTAGTAATGAATTCAGTGAAGTTGGTGACAGTAACTCCAGACGCAGAGAAGACGATGGGGTACGTGGCGAGGGTGAGCAATCCGAACAACCAGGAGAATCCTAAGGTTGCTGGACTGCTTAAATACTGTATCAAGCACAACCACTGGTCTGTGTTTGAGCAAGCACACATGACCCTTGAGATCGAGACCACCCGTGGTATCGCAGCTCAAATTTTGCGTCACCGTTCGTTCACATTCCAAGAGTTTTCCCAGCGGTATGCTGACAGTTCTATGTTGGCAGATGAAATCCCTTTGTTTGATCTTCGTTCCCAAGATCATAAGAACCGCCAGAATTCTATTGATGATGTTGACCCTTTCTTGAAGCAAGAACTTGAGATCACACTTAAGCGACACTTCCAGAGTGGCATGGACATCTACAAACACATGCTTGAAATGGGAATCGCAAAGGAGTGTGCAAGATTTGTGCTTCCCCTAGCAGTTCCCACCAGGATTTACATGACGGGATCAGTTCGCTCATGGATCCATTACATCGAATTGCGTTCCGCCAATGGTACGCAGAAAGAACACATGGACATTGCACTAGATGCAAGGCGTGTGTTCGCAGAACAGTTCCCTATTTGTGCGGAGGCACTTGAATGGTTATGAAGACACTTACACTAGAAGACTACCAGAAAGCAGGCGAAAAGTTTTGGCCTAAGTATTGGTACATCGCTAAAGAACTTGGAGAGGATGCCAAACCTGAGCAAATCCTCAAAGTTATGGAAGCGATTGGTGGTGTTGCACTTAAGCAAGCACTAGAAGACAAACTGTCTGGTCCATTTGGATTCAATAAAAAGGAGAAAGAAGATGGCGACGTACCCAGTTATTAATACTAAAACTGGTGAACAAAAGGACGTTGTATGCAGCGTCCATGAATGGGACCAATGGAAAGAAGAGAACCCAGATTGGACTAGAGATTGGAGTGATCCATCTACATGTCCTGGATCTGGTGAAGTCGGTGATTGGAGAGACAAGATGAGCAAAACTCATCCTGGATTCCATGACATCATGAAGAACAAGATTGCTCCCAAGGCACCAACCAACGCAAGTATCAACTCGAAGTACAACTAACTATGCCTGCTAGAAAGAAGACTACCAAAGCACCTGGACAAGGTATGAGTGCGAAGCAAATGAAGCGTCGCAAACCAATCAGTGAGGACTACATGCTCCCCATTGAACCACTTACTGACAACCAGAAGGTCATGTTTGATGCCTGGGATGAGGGTAAGATGGTCTATGCCTATGGTGTAGCAGGTACAGGTAAGACCTTTGTGGCACTGTACAAGGCACTCAAGGATGTGCTGAATGACTACACACCATATGAAAAGATCTACATTGTTCGTTCACTAGTTGCCACTAGAGAAATTGGTTTCCTTCCTGGAGATCATGAGGACAAGTCTTCTCTCTATCAGATTCCATACAAGAACATGGTTCAATCCATGTTTGAGATGCCTGATGATGCATCGTATGAAATGCTGTACGATAATCTCAAGCAGCAAGAAACTATCTCGTTCTGGTCTACTAGTTTCATCCGTGGTACTACTCTTGACAATGCAATCATTATTATTGATGAGTGCCAGAACCTGAACTTCCACGAACTTGATTCGATCATCACTCGTGTTGGTCAGGATAGTAAGATCGTATTTTGTGGTGACGCAGCGCAGACTGACTTACAAAAGATCAGTGAGCGCACAGGCATCATTGACTTCCAAAAGATCCTACAAAATATGCCTGAGTTCCAGCTCGTAGAGTTTGGCATTGATGATATTGTCCGCTCTGGTCTGGTCAAGTCTTACCTTATTAACAAAATTAACCTGGGTCTATGAAGTTGTTTAATCACGTAGGTCAGATTGAACCTATTGAAATGGTTGCCGAGATGGTTGATGGCAAACGTGTTTACCTGACACCAGAAGGTTTTAAGTTTCCGTCTGTCACCACTGTGATTAGTAACAACAAAGCGAAGAAAGCGGGCATCGCTAGATGGCGAGCCCGTGTTGGTGAGGAGAAAGCAAACAACATCTCTGCTCGATCCACTGGACGTGGTACAAAGTATCACTCTATCGCTGAGGATTATTTCAATAACAATCTAGATCTGAAAAAGTATAGTAAGTTTCCGCTACCTGTACTCATGTTCCAGCACAGTCGCCCTGTTCTGGACCGCATAAATAATATTTACTTACAGGAAGCGGCGCTCTACTCTAAACATTTAGAGATAGCAGGGCGCGTAGATTGTATCGCTGAGTTCGACGGTGTGCTGTCTATCATTGACTTTAAGACAGCAGCAGAACCCAAGCGTGAGAAATACTTATACGACTACTTCGTCCAAGAAACTGCATACGCATGTATGCTTCAAGAAAATTACGGGTTGAGTGTTAAGCAACTCGTAACAATCGTTGCTTGTGAGAACGGCGAAACTCAAGTCAAGGTGCTTCCACCTAAGAAAGAATATTTCATGAAACTAATGGAGTACATCGCGGAGTATCAAGAACGATATGGACAAGAAACAATTATTAGAGGATAAATTTATGACAGCTGCGAGATTCTCGCAGGAAGTGGAGAAGATTGCACTGCACAATCCCGACATGAATTATATTGATTCGGTTATCCACTATTGCGAGATGAATGAAATTGAACTAGATAGTGTGAATAAGTTGATTAGCAAACCTTTGAAGGAGAAACTCCGTCATGAGGCACAGCAACTCAACTTCATGAAGAAAACAAGTAGAGCTAAGTTGATGCTAGTATGAGCTTCTTTCAATCTGAATTAGTCCGTGGTGACATCCAAGAGATGATGGAACTGCAGCAGTTTTGTTTTAGATCTGCAATGAACTTTGTTCTTCTCGATGATGAGAGGAAGCTAGAATACTTTGAGAAACTAGAGCAGTTAATTGACAAGCAAAAAACTTTTTACTTCCGTATTAAGTTGAGTGACGATCCCGAGGCAGTCTCTGTCCTAGAGACCATGAAGCAGGGTATCATTATGCTTGGTGCTACACCAGGCACGACCGTTGAGCAAATGTTTGACGAGTTGAGTGAGCGAGTCCAGTTCATGAAGGACAAACTCCAAAGTGGCACAGAGGGTTGACGCCCGACTCTGTGCCTGTTATTATGACTGAGTGATAGGGCATCACACAAACCAAATCCAATCTAATCCGAGGTAATCCAATGTCTTTCGCAGATCTGAAGCGTAAATCCCAGAACAACTTTGACTTCCTCCAGAAGGAACTTGAGAAGTCATCCAGCAATAAGAATGTTGATGATCGTTTCTGGAAACCAGAGGTTGACGCTTCTGGCAACGGGTATGCTGTTATCCGTTTCCTCCCCGCCCCTGAAGGTGAGACTATCCCCTGGGCAAAACTGTACTCCCACGCCTTCCAAGGTCCTGGTGGTTGGTACATCGAGAACTCCCTTCCC